CGCTCTGGACGGCAAAGACACGCTGTCTTGTCGCTATTCCGATCAGGCGGGTGACGATTGGGCAGGCGTGACCGTGGCTGAGACGCTGGGGCTGGACGCCACGGCGGACCGAAAGCGCATCAAGAAAATGATCGAGGCGTGGCTGAAATCCGGGGCTTTGAACAAGGTCAAGATACCGGACGCAAAGCGCATGGAACGCCCGTGTTTGGAGGTAGGCGAATGGGCAAACCAATGAGCGCCACACCTACCCCTGAAAGCATGGTGTGGCAGGGTGGGGCAAACACCCTTGAAAACAGGTGCCACACCACCCCGCCCCTAAAGGGGGGGCGGGGGTGGTGGGGCGTGCATCACCTGTTTGGCGTGGGGTGGGGCAACGATCTGGTCCCAATGCCCCCTTTTCGAGGCCGGGGGGGTGTCGCGGGGCGGGGTTATCTCTGCTCACTCACAGGGTCTGGGGGTGCAGCATGAAGGCATCCACCAAGGCAATCCGCTTCCTCGAAAGCCTGAAAGTCCCCGAGGGTCCGAACGCTGGGAAGCCGATCAAGCTGGCCCCGTTCCAGAAGCAATTCGTCAAGGGCGCTCTGGCGGACGGCATCAACGTGGCCTGCCTCTCGATTGGCAGGGGCAACGCGAAAACCGCGCTGTCGGCTGGCATCGCCCTGGGCGCGGTCATGGGCGAATGGGACGATCAGCCCCGGCGGGAAATCATCATCGCGGCCCGGACGCGCGACCAAGGGCGGATCGCGTTCAACTTCGTGACCGGGTTCATTGAGCACCTGGCCGAGGAAGAACAGGAGCGGTTCACGATCCGGCGCAATCCCCGGCTCGAAATCGAGTATGGCGACGGGCACCTGATCAAGGTGATCGCGGCGGACGGCAAGTCGGCTCTCGGGTCTGCGCCCACGCTGGTGCTGATGGACGAACGCGGCCACTGGCAGGCGGATCAAGGGGACGCGCTGGAACACGCGCTGCTGTCCGGTCTGGGCAAGCGGGCCGGTCGCGCCCTGATTATCTCGACCAGTGCGGCGGATGACGCACACCCGTTCTCTGTCTGGCTCGATGAGGATCAGGAGGGAGTCTATCGTCAGGAGCACCGGCCCGCCCCCGGCCTTCCTGCGGACGATCTTGAATCGCTCAAGCAGGCGAACCCCGGCGCGGCGCATGGCATCGGGTCCAGCCTCGAATGGCTGCAAGGTCAGGCGCGACGGGCGATTGCACGGGGCGGGGCAACGCTCACGTCCTTCCGGCTATACAACCGAAATGAGCGTGTCAGCGGCGAAACCCGCGACCTGCTGCTGACCGTGGACGAATGGTTGTCCTGCGAGACGGCGGACGTGCCGCCCCGGCAAGGTCAGGTGGTGGTCGGGATCGACCTGGGCGGATCGGCCAGCATGACGGCGGCGTCCTTCTACTGGCCCGAGACCGGGCGGCTTGAGGCTCTGGGCACATTCCCCAGCAAGCCGTCGCTGCTGGATCGCGGCCAGAATGACGGGGTGTCCGGGCGGTATGTCGAGATGCAGGACCGGGGCGAACTCTCGACCCTGGGCGATCAGACGGTGCCGGTGGCCCCGTGGCTGATGGGAGTCATGGCCCATCTCGAGGGGGTGCCCGTCGCGGCGCTCACGATGGACCGATACAAGCAAGCCGAACTTGGCGAGGCAATCGACAAGGCGGGCATCCGTGCCCCGCTGGTCTGGCGCGGCCAAGGGTTCCGGGACGGCGGGGAAGACTGCGAACGGTTCCGGCGCGCGGCCTATGACGGCAAGGTGAAAACCGCCCCGTCGCTGCTGCTGCGATCCGCCTTCGCGGATGCGGTCTGTCTGCGCGACCCGGCGAACAATCTGAAATTGGCAAAGGCCCGATCCACGGGCCGGATCGACGCGGCTGCGGCAACCGTTCTGGCGGTCGCAGAGGGTGCCCGGATGATGGGCCGCCCCGCGCATAGAGGGGGACGCATCGCATGGGGATGATTGAAACGGCATCGCGGATCATCGCGCGGTTCGGGCAGGCAGGCACCTTTGAGCGCCCCGGCCCGTCCGGTGGCGATCCGTGGAACCCGACGCCGGGGGAACCGACCTACCATGACGCCACGGTGGGCGTCGTTACCTATGACAACGAACACCGCGACGGAACGCTGATCCAGATGAATGACCTGCGGGTGCTGGTTTCGGTCGAGGGGCTGGACATTGCCCCGAACGTCTCCGACCGGCTGCACATCGGGTCCGCCGAATATTCCATCGTCAAGGTGTCCCCGCTGGGGCCTGACGGGGTGCCGCGCTTCTATGACTTGCAGGTGCGGCAATGAACCGGCGGCGCGAATATGCGCGGCACTCTGCGAAGGTCACGCGCGGCCAGCGCTGGAAGGCTCTGCGGATGCAGGCGCTCGACCGCGACGATTGGGCTTGCGTCCAATGCGGGGACCGGCGGCGGCTGGAAATCGACCATATCGAGCCGGTCAAGGATCGGCCCGACTTGGCCTATTCGCTGGCCAATCTCCAAACACTCTGCGGGCGGTGCCACGCCCGGAAGACCCGAATTGAGGTTGGCATGGGCCAGCCCAATCCCGCCCGCGAGGCGTGGAAACGACTGGTCCGCGAGACGGGCCGCAACCCTATCGAGCACGAAAGGAAATCAGATGCTTGATTCAGTGAAGATCGCACGGCGGCAAAGCGAAATCCGCCAGACCCTTTCCGGCATTGTCGGCAAGGATCAACCGACCGAGGACGAGACGCGCCAGATGGACGAACTCGACCGCGAATATCGGTCGAACGAAACCCGGTATCGCGCCGCGCTGATCGCGGAAGACGAGGAACGCCGGGACGCCGGGGCCGAACTGGAAACCCGGTCGGATCGGGAATGGGCCGAGATCATGGCCGGTTTCGAGATGCGGCAGGTGGCCCTTGCCCTGGACGAGGGGCGCACCCTCGATGGCCGCACGGGTGAGATCGTCACCGAACTGCGGTCGCGCGGCGGCTATCGCGGTGTGCCCGTGCCGTGGGAGGCGCTGGAAATCCGCGCTGGTGAGACCGTGGCCAGCGGCACCCCCAACCCGCTGCGCACGGCCCCGATCATCGAACGGCTGTTCGCCGGGTCCGTCGCGGCGCGCATGGGTGGCCAGATGGTCAACGTGGGCTTGGGTGAACAGGAATACCCCGTCGCCACCTCTGCCGTCACGGCGGGCTGGGCTGCATCCGAGACCGGCAACGTGACCGGCCCGAGCGCCTACACGACCGTGGACCGGCCCCTGAAACCGGATCACAACTTGGGTGTTCAGATGCGCATCACGCGCAAGACGCTCAAGCAATCCGGCACCGGGCTGGAACAGGCGGTGCGCCGGGACATGAATGGCGCGATCGAGGAAGCCCTTGACCGGGCCGTGTTCCTGGGCAGCGGATCGGCCGGCGAACCCACGGGCCTTTTCGCGGGTGCGTCCGCCTGGGGCATAAACGAGGAAGACGTTGCGGCGGCTCCGACCTGGGGCGCGTTCCGTTCCGAGGTGGTCAGCTTCATCACCGGCAACGCGGCCAGCGGCCCCGGCGATGTGCGCCTGCTGATCCGCCCCGAAATCTGGGATACGATGGACGCGGACATCTGGGACGCGGGCAGCGGGATCACCGAATGGGACCGCCTGACCGGCGCTCTGGGCAGCGTGACCATGAGCCACAACGCCCTGGCCGATCCGACCGGCTCGCCCGAGGCCACCAGTGCCGTGATGACGACCACGGCGGGCGGGGTGCCCCCGTTCTTCGTCGGCACCTGGGGCGCAATCGACCTGATCCGCGATCCGTATTCGGACGCGCAATCGGGCGGTCTGCGGCTGACCGCGCTGGCCACGATGGACGTGACCATTTCCCGCGCGGTGCAGACCCGCATCCTGACGGGGCTGCAATAATGCTCTGGGGCGGTCATGAAGGCGGCCTAGAGCTGCGCAAGCGGGCGTCGGGCGCATTGGCGCTTCATGGCCGCTTCCCGTGTGGCAAGCGCGCGGTCCTGTCCGATGGGGGCAGGACCGGGCGTCCCCGGAAAGAGGTGATCGCCCCGCGGGCGTTCTCCTATCGGGTAGAGCGTCCCGAGGAGGACATTCACCTGCTGATCGGCCACAGCTATGACCGGCCTCTCGCATCGCGCGGGGCCGGGACGCTGGAACTGACGGACAGTGACGACGCGCTGTCCTTCGCGGCCACGATCACCGACGAAATGCAGGAGGTCAGCTATGTGCGCGACTTCCTGGCGGCGATGCGCGCGGGCCTGATTATCGGGATCAGCCCCGGTTTCCGCATCCCGCCGGAACGGGCGGTGCCGAACGCGGAGAGGGTCGAGGAAGAAGACCCGGCGGAAGGCATGGCCCTGATCCGCACGATCTTCGCGGCCTTGCTCTATGAACTGAGCGTTGTGACCCGGCCCGCCTATGACGAAACCCAAATCGAGGAACGGAACTGGAAGCCCGAGCCGCAAGCGCGGGTGTTCCTTTCCAGCCGGACGCGGGGGGCACTGAAATGGCGGTGACACTGATAGAGGTCGAGGAAATCCCGGCCAGCTATCCGGGCGTGACGGCCAGCCTTTCGACGGCTGCGGCGGCGCTCAATGCGGATGCGATCTGGCAGCGGCTGGAAGCCTATTGCCGGGTGCGCTGGACCACGCGCGAAATCGTCTGGACGGTCGAGGGGGAAGGCGCATGGGAAGCCCCGCTGTCGCCCGCCACGCTGAACACGGTCGAGGTCTGGGAGGGCGGCGCATGGGCCGAATGCACCCCGGCGGCGTCCCCTTGGGGCGGCTATGACCTGCCCGGTGACGGGCCGTATCGGATCACGGCGGACGTGGGCGGCGGCGACGTGCCTGCGGCTGTCATGGAAGCGTTCCGGCGGCTGGCCGAATACCTGGCGGATGACACCGACCGCGCGGGCGTGGCCAGCTACAGCGTGAACATGGGCGGGGCAATCGAGGAAAGCTATGACCGCAACCCCGCATGGATGGGTCGGGCACTGGAATACAGCGGGGCGGCGGACCTTCTGCGCCCCTACAAGCGGAGGGTTTGAGATGGGCATTCTCGACTTGTTCAAGCGGCGGGCCGAACCTGCCGAAACCCGGTCCAGCGGATCGGGATACACTGCGGCGATCATGGCAGCGCGCGAGGCGTATATCTCGGGCGCGTCCGGGCTGGCCGAACTGACTTCCACGGCGCAGGCTGCGGTGACGCTCTGGGAGGGCGGCTTGGGGCTGGCGGATGTGGAAGGCACCGACATGCTGGACCGGCGGTCCCTGACGCTGGCCGCGCGGTCCCTGGCTTTGCGGGGCGAGGCGCTGTTCCTGATCCGTGAGACGGGCCTTGTCCCGTGCTCCGATTGGGATCTGCGCACCCGCGATGGCAGGCCCACGGCCTACCGGGTGTCCGTCTCTGAGGCGGGCGGCGGGCGCTCCGAAACCGCGTTGTCTGCGGAGGTGCTGCACTTTCGGATCGGCTGCGACGTGGCCGCGCCTTACTACGGCACGGCCCCTCTCAAGCGGTCGCAGTTGACGGCGGGCCTGCTGAACGCGGTCGAGACGGCGCTTGCCGAGGTCTATGAGACCGCCCCGCTGGCCAGCATGATCGTGCCCTTTCCCGAGGCTCCGCAAACTGACCTGGAACAGATGGCGCGGGGCTTCCGGGGAAACCGGGGCAAGGTGCTGATCCGGGAATCGGTCAACGTCGCGGCGGCGGGCGGTCCTGCCCCGGTGCAGGACTGGAAGCCACACGACCTGTCCCCGGACCTGTCCAAGAGCATGACGCGCGAGACGCTGGCGGCGGCGCGAGACGGCATCAACATGGCGTTCGGCATCCTGCCGGGGCTGACGGCACCGGCCACGACCGGGCCGCTGGTGAGGGAAGCGCAACGCCACCTCGCCCAATGGGTGCTGCAACCCATCGCCACGATGATCGCGGAGGAAGCATCCGAGAAATTCGGGCTGGCCGTAAAAATGGACGTGATGCGACCGCTGCAAGCCTTCGACGCTGGCGGACGGGCGCGGGCGCTTGGCGCGGTGGTGCAGACCTTGGCCCTGGCGAAAGAGGCGGGCGTTGATCCGTCCGAGGCGCTGCGGCTGGTAGATTGGGAGAATGGGGCATGAGCGATCTGGACACACAACTTGCCGAGGTCATTGGCCAGCTAGACGATGAAAACCTGTTGCTTGTCGTGCTGATGGCACATGCGCTCAAGCGCAAGGATATGGTCTTGAATGCTGCACTTGAGGCGTATTGCCATATCCCTAGGCGGGAGCAGGATGAGGCGTCTTGCGAAGTCGATTTTGACCTTCTGGGCCGGATCAAGACCGTCTGCCCCGAAGATGAAAGCCTGACCTGGGGCCGCGCTCTGACCCGGTGCGTGATGCGTGGGGATCAACGCAAAGCGGCGGCGCTTCAAGACCTGATGCGCCGCCGCGTGGCAAACTAGAAGACGGTGTAGCGGCCCTACTTCAAGCCGCTCTCCCGGACGTCCAGTCGGGCAATGTCGAAA